TTTTTATTCTGCATTCCAATATTGGAAACCGCGCACCCACTATCAGAGTCATAGAGGAGCCCGAGAAGCCCAATGATAAAACATGGTATAAGGTGTCAGACATTAAAAAGTTTATTGATCGCGAGGCACTGTGAAAAAGTCTTTATCATATGATGACGTTTTGTTGCTTCCTCAATACTCCGACATCCGAAGCAGAAGCGAAGTCTCAACGGAAGTCGATCTCAGCAACGGATTAAAACTCGCTCTCCCGGTATTAGCATCACCAATGGATACCATTTCGGAAGCCCCGATGGCGATTGCACTTGGTGCATGCGGCGGAGCAGCAATTATTCATAGATACGCTTCAGTTCAGGAACAGTGCAAGATGGTAAGCTGGGCACAAGAGGGCGGTATTAGAGATTTTAAAACCGAAATCAATGTTGGCGCCGCCGTGGGTGTCACTGGAGATTATCTTCTGCGCTCAAGAATGCTTTTAAACGCCGGCGCAACCTTCCTATGTGTGGATGTTGCACACGGGCATCATATTTTAATGAAAGAAGCCCTCCGGGAGATTCGTAGCGAAGTGGGCGCCGATGTTCATCTGATGGCAGGAAACGTTGCCACCCTGCAAGGCATCAATGATCTGGCAGAGTGGGGCGCCGATAGCGTAAGATGCAATATTGGAGGGGGCTCGATTTGTTCGACGCGCATTGAAACGGGACACGGAGTCCCGGGCTTTCAAACGATAATGGATTGCGCACAGACTAGTCGCGACGTCACTATAATTGCCGACGGCGGCTTGAGAAATTCTGGAGATATTGTCAAGAGTTTAGCCGCTGGCGCAGATGCTGTAATGTGTGGATCCTTATTCTCTGGTACAGATGAGAGTCCCGGCAAAATAATAGAAGAAGCCGACGGCACTCGATGGAAGATATATCGCGGCATGGCATCCAAAGAGGCGCAAGTTAATTGGCGAGGCAGCTTTTCTTCAGCAGAAGGCATATGTGCTCGCGTTCCTTATCGCGGTTCTGTAAGAAAAATTATAGAAAGCCTAGAGAGGGGAATTCGTTCCGGACTATCTTATAGTGGCTGCCGCACAATCTCTGAGCTTCAAAGTTCTGCAACTTTCACTTTGCAAACCCCCGCCGGTATGGGTGAGAGCAGAACCCACATTCTTAATAGGAAGTGGTGATGAGCGAAAACACACTTGGACAGAACACTAAAAGGATCGTCTTTACTGAAAACGATCATCGCCATGCACAACTAATTGTAAAACTTAAAATGGATGGCATGACACAGGCGAAATTTTTCAGACAAATGATTACAGGATATCTGGAAGATGATGAACGGATCCGAAGTTATGTGCTGGACAACTCTTCTCTCTCTAAAGTAAAGATTAACAAAAGCATGAAGTTGATCGAAAAAGGAAGAGAGACGGCAACTAATTTAGGGCTCAATGAAGATCAACTTGAAAATATATTTGATATGATAGCCGAGGAATTCCCAGAGTTATGAAAAACGGCTTACGTCAATGCAGCCTAGATTGTATAAAGGCACAGAAACCTTGCAAATCTAAAGAATGCCGCCACTATATTGAGTTCGAAGGTGAGTATAATTGTACTTTAGTCTCTATATATGAAAACGGCCCCATGACTCTGCGTCAAGTCGGCGATAGAATTGGGGTGTCGTTTGCTAGAATTAAACAAATTGAAGAAAAAGCGTTGAAGAAGATAAAACACAGCGATCTAATTTCTTTTCTAAATTAGGATATTGAAAAAAATAATACTATTTATACTAGGAACTCACGTAAGGAGAAAATGTAGATGTCCCGTAAAACTTTATTAACCGAAACTGAGATTAGGCAGTTTCTCAAGCTTGCCAACTTAGGTGCGGTAGGCGACACACGAATTCAAGAGATGAGCATGTCTCCGGATCTTGAAGATCTCGAAGAAGAGGCAGGTCCAGAAGAGTTAGATAAATTCGCTGCTGATGATTTGGAAGACGACACCGCTCTCGGCGACGAAGAAGCCGCGGCCGATGAAATTGAAGCTGACTCCGAAGTCGACGCAGAGATGGGCGGCGACATGGGTGCCGCCCCCGATGGCGAACAAATGGTATCGGTAAGCAATCTTATGTCAGCTTTGGAGGGCGCCCTTGAGGACGTCATCGGAGAGCCAGTCGAAACTGAGGTTGATATGGAACAGGTGCCCGCGGATGATGACGAGATGGAAATGGATCTGGATGTTACCGATGATGGCGGCGAAATGGATGTTGCCATGGACGTCGAGGAAGAGCCCGGCATACGTGATAGTGGTGTGTACGAGAGCCAAGATGCACTTGTCAAAGAAGTTGCCCGGCGTGTTGCGACACGACTCAAGGCTAAGAACGATAAGACTGAGATGGTTGACGCTCTCGCTGAGCGAATCATGAAAAGACTCACCAAATAGGTTGACATTAGTTTTATTTTGATATATAATAACCACCCTGGGTGGTTATTTTTTTAAGGTAGATATGCAATATATTTTATATGCTCTCTTATTTCTTTTTGGATATATTACGTGCCGCACGTTTTATTTCTTAAGATCTGTCCGATTAAGTATATCACTTATTGTGTCCGGACACCTCGTATACCTCTCTGCCATTGAAAGAATAATTGAAAAATGGCGGCAAAATTTAGAAGAAACAGATTTAGAAAAAAATGATAAAATAATTCTAGAATTTAAGCTGGATAGAGAGGTGGAAGCCCTCCAATCTAACTCTATAGACTTCTTATTAAGGCTGCATCCGAGTTTCTATCGAGAAGCTTTGAAGTTTCATGACTGGCCAAGCGCTGCAGCCTATTTAGAGCAGAACAGAGATTTGATGAACGAATTTTGGCAGGAGGAAAAGTCGTGATTAAAAGAATAAAAGATTTTGTAGACGGAAAAAACAAACCAGAGGCAGTCGAGTTGACAACGGAGATGCTAGAAGAATTAGCCGCAGCACTCCCCCCCAAAGAACCCGATATGCGCACCATAGGGATCTTTACAGAAGTAGCGGAAGAGAAGTGCGCAGAGCTTGTGCATGCGATGTTGTACTTAGATGAGTTAAATGCGCTCGATCGCACCGGAAATAACCAGCACCCCATCCAGTTTTATATCTCCACATATGGAGGCTCCGCAGATGATATGTTTGGTTTGTATGACGTGATGCGACAAGTTAAAGAGAGAACAGAGATTCACACCATTGGCGTGGGCAAGGTAATGTCGGCGGGTGTTTTGTTACTAGCCGCCGGAACCAACGGTACACGTAAGATCGGCAAAAACTGCCGCGTCATGATCCATTCAGTTATTGGTGGAAATCACGGTTCTCTCCACAATATGGTAAATGAGATGGAAGCCATTGAACAATTGCAAGAGATGTATTGCGATGCTTTAATCTCTGAGACAAAGATGACAAGAAAGCAATTGAAGAGCATGCTTGAGCGCAAAGTAAATGTATATTTATCTGCCGAGGAAGCAGTCGAATTGGGAATTGCCGATATAATTATTTAAGGAGTATAGAAGTGTCAAAGTATTTAAATGATATGTTTATTGAGGTGAGAGATAGGGCAGCTAAAGTCTCTCCACTAAATGAGCTTGAGCAAATCATTGATAGTGTTACGAAAGTAATTTACGACAAAGCTGTTATAACTGAAAAAGAAAGCAGGAAAGAAGGAAAACTAACAATTGAGCTTATCCCAACGCTCCCAATCACAGAAATTGGGTGGGGCTCTTTAACAACCCCCGAAGGTGGTAAGGGTGAAGAACGCACTGCCGCCGGTCAGGACTTGGCGCAATACCTTAATAACATCGCGCCCGGTGGAGATTTAAATGCAAAGATTGAATCACTCAACGCATACTATAAAAACCCAGTACCAGAAGCACAAGAAGGAACACCGGGCCAGCAGATTAGCGCGGTTATTTCCAATCTTGTGTTCTATAAAACTTTGACCAACATCATTACCAACTTTAACGCATCGTCGGCTGGCTTTGCCTTTGAATCTTTCTTGGCAGTTTTATTGGACGCTGAATCTGGAAAGCAAATCCCCGCTGGAGGTGCTGGCACCATTGCTGATATCGTAATCAATAAGGGAGGTCGTCCAATATCTCTTAAGTTATATAAAGAAGGACAGTTAAAGGTGGGTGGTTCTTACAAGCAACTGGTAGATGATCTAACTGGTAAGGGCCAAATTGATGTAGGCTTCATGGAATATATCGTTGTCACTAAAGACTTGCAAGGCAACGGCTTAGAGCAGGAGGGTAAGTTAAACTTTTATGCATTTAATTTTACCCCCGACAATTTTTTACAAATCCTTGCTCTCAAACCAAAAGAACTAGAACTTGTCAGAATACCGACCAAGTTTTCTGAACCAGTTGAAGACTTGCGTGCAGGTATTCAAAACACTGGGCCCGGTGGTTTATCGGATTTTCTTACAGTACCAGCCGCCACTTTTGTAAATTTAAAACCAGTCGTTGATACGTTCATAAAAGTAGCGAACGATCAAGCAAAAGCAAAGGGCTTAGACCCAGCTAAGATGGATCTTGAAAATGAATTAGCGAATGTGATTAATATGGATGATTACACATTTACAACCAACAACAAGCGGTTTGGTTATGCAGATTTCCCCGCCAGTTTGAAAAAGCAAATACTTGGCCAAATGCCCTTAGAGCCGGAAGAA